CCTGAATGGAAAAGGGATTGGAGCGAAGGATGTGCGTCATCCGCAGAACAAGGAGAATGGATGGATCGTCTGGTAAAAAGCAAACCAGGATGGAACTCGGTATTGGAAAAAGTTAGCAGAGCTCCTGGGTCTAGGGTAAAAAAAATATAAACCTTGATATTATATAAATAATCTTATACTATTCCAACCAGGTTTATGTCTAGATCTTACATAAGACATCCAGAAATAAAGGTAGGAGATAAGTTTCATTATCTTGAGGTTATATCTCCACCTTTTTATGAAACCTATCCTAGCGGTAGAAAAAGAAGAAAGGTCTTATGTAAATGTATTTGTGGAACAACGAAAGTTTTTTTATATGAAAGTTTTATATGTAAAAATGAATTAGACAAAGCAAAAAGTTGTGGATGCAAGAATATTTACAGAAATAACTTTAATGCACAGAAAAGAAGAAAACCTGAAAGTGTTTATAGGTACATTTATGAACAATATCAATCTGGATCTAAAGCGCGAAATATAGATTTTAATTTATCAAAAGAAGAGCATCTTAAAATTATCAAAAAAAATTGTTATTATTGTGGTTCAGAACCAGAGTTAAAACAACCTCATAGAGGTAAAGGAAAATATGTAGGAGTTCCTGTTCCTTATAATGGAATTGATAGAATAGATAGTAATGTTGGATATGAAATTGATAACTGTGTATCTTGTTGTACTAGATGCAATTATATGAAAAGTGATATGAACGTAGATTTATTCACAGAACATATTTTAAAAATAGCAAATCATTTACAAAAACCTCAATGACAAGAAGAAAAAGGGCAACTGATCAACCAATTGGAGTAGGTTTGACTCCAAGACAAGTTAAAAGAAAAAAACCAATCAATATTGATATAATGAGAGATATTGAACCTCTTACTGACAATCAAGAAACTTTATTTGAATCTTATAAATTAGACAAAAATATTGTTGCCTATGGATGTGCTGGAACTGGCAAAACTTTTATCACTCTTTACAATGCCTTGATGGATGTATTAGATGAAAAATCTCCTTATGAGAAAATCTATATCGTAAGATCTCTTGTTGCTACTCGTGAAATTGGATTTCTTCCCGGTGATCATGAAGACAAGTCTTCTCTTTATCAAATTCCCTATAAGAATATGGTGAAGTATATGTTTGAGATGCCAGATGATGCATCATTTGAAATGCTTTATGGTAATCTCAAAACTCAAGGAACAATTAGTTTTTGGAGCACTTCTTTTATTCGTGGAACAACTCTGGATAAAGCAATCATTATTGTTGATGAGTTTGCCAATCTAAATGGACATGAACTTGATAGTATTATTACTCGTGTCGGTGAGGATAGTAAAATTATGTTCTGCGGAGATGCTACTCAAAGTGATTTAATTAAAACAAGTGAAAGAAATGGTATCATTGATTTTATGAAAATTCTTCGTAATATGCCTTCTTTTGATATTATTGAATTTGGTATTGAAGACGTTGTTCGTTCAGGGATTGTTAAAGAATATCTAACTGCAAAATATCAATTAGGTATTAGTCTTTGATTTTATGTTTAACTCGTAAAGGTTTACATTTAGATAAATAATTATAACCTTTTATGAGTTAGATAATGTATAATATTTACTTAATTACCAATTTTGAAAATAAAAAACAGTATGTTGGAATAACTAAGTTTTCTATAACCGAAAGATTTTATCAACACGCCAAAAGAGGATTTCTTTTAACTGAAGCAATCAAAAAATATGGTGAAAATAAGTTTTTTATTGAATTAATTGAAGAAGTTGATACTGCTGGAAGAGCATATGAATTAGAACAGTATTATATTAAGAAGTATAATACTAAAGTTCCTTATGGTTATAATTTAACTGATGGTGGTGATGGAATTTTTGGTTGGGAAGTTACTGAAGAATATCGACAAGAATGTTCTGAAAGAGTTAAACAACTCCATAAAGAAAAAAAAGTTGGTATGCATGGCAAAAATCATACAGAAGAAACAAAGAAAAAAATGAGTGCCTCTTCAAAAGGAAAAAATAAACCTTGGTTAATTGGTAGAAAATTTAGTCCAGAAACTATTGAAAAATTGCGACAAATAAATTTAGGGAGAACTCTTTCAGAAGAAACAAGAAAAAAAATTAGTGAAAATCATTATGATATTTCTGGTAAAAATAATCCTATGTATGGAAAAAAACATTCACCAGAAACTATTGAAAAATTAAAAGAAAAAGCAAAAAATCGTCCTAAAAGAATTTGGATTAATGATGGAAAAATAGAAACTTATATTTTTGCAAGTGAAAAATTGCCAGAAGGATTTTCTTATGGTAGAATTAAATTTAAAAGGAAAAAGAAATGAGTTTTATTCATCATAATTATCTGGGTGATCTTGAATTAGAAAAAAAAGAAACAAACGGAATGCGCCTATACCATCTTCCAGATGGTCAATGGGTGCCTTCTATTACTTCGGTAACTTCTTTTTACAATCGTCAAATCTTTGTTGATTGGAGAAAACGTGTAGGTATAGAAGAAGCAAATCGGATTACAAAAAGAGCAACATCAAGAGGAACTGACTTTCACCAAGTCTGTCAAGATTATCTGGAAAATAAAGAACTTATTTGGGAAAATTATCATCCTTTATCAAAGTTCATGTTCTATCATTTAAAACCAGAACTTGATAAGATAAATAATATCCATGCAATTGAAAGAACTCTCTATTCCAAGTATCTTGGTCTTGCAGGAAGAACAGATTGTATTGCCGAATATGAAGGAGAATTGGCAGTTATAGACTTTAAAACATCAGACAAGATTAAACCCGAAAAATGGTTAGAGAACTACTTTGTCCAAGAGATGTTCTATGCTGCTGCATACTATGAACTGACTGAAATTCCTCCTGTCAAACTGATTACTCTTATGGTAACTCCTGCAGGAGAGGTGAAGGTATTTGACAAAAGAAACAAAGACGAGTATATTAAGTTGTTAGTTCGCTACATTAAAGAATTTGTACGTCACAATACTGGGTCAGATGAAAGATGAATTAGAGAAGGTATTAGAAAGTAAATTCTATTGCCCGGCAAAGTTCGCTCAAGAAATTGAAACATTGGTTCAACTTAATGAGGACATGAACTACATTGATGCCATTATTCATTTTTGTGAAAATAATAACATTGATATAGAATCAGTTCCAAAATTAATTTCAAAACCACTAAAAGAAAAGATTAAATGTGAAGCAACAGAACTTAACTTTCTCAAAAAAACTTCCCGTGCCAAATTAGTCTTTTGATATTAAACTATATAATAATGCCTGCGTTGGGTGCAATCTTCACGGGTGGGGAGGAGGCAGAAATGCCTCCTCTCTTATATAAATAGTAATGCACCCAACTTAAGAGCAGATGAAAGTAATTATTTACTGCGCCCATTGTATTTGTACTGGGAAAAAGTATATCGGACAAACAAGAAAAGAACTAAAAGAAAGAATAAAACAACATAAAAATTCTTGCTTTAGCAATAGATGCAAAAATATTAAATTTTACAATACCATAAAAAAATATGGTTGGGAAAATTTTATTTGGGGAATAATAGAAGAAGGTGATATTAATATTTGGAATCTTAAAGAGATTTATTGGATTGAAAAATATAATACATACAGAGATGGTTATAATTTAACTAAAGGCGGAAATAATAGAGTAATTTATGAAAAAAGATATAAAGAATTTGAATTAATGTCTCCAGAAGGTAAAATAATAAAAGGAAAAAACATTAAAAAATTTTGCAAAGAAAATAAATTGCCATATTCAAATATTATTAATCTTTTATTGGGCAAAGGAAAATCTTGTAAGGGATGGAAAGTACCAAACACAAAATTGGTTGGCAAACAATCTTATGCCTTGACAGTATCTAGAGAATATGAGATAATGTCTCCAGATGGCGAAATTGTCAAGGGCAAAAATGTTAGTGAATTTTGTAGGAAATATAATTTAGCAAACAGTGCTATAATTAATGTTTTGAATGGAAAACTTTATTCTTATAAAGGTTGGAAATTATCTGCTACAGATTTATATGGAGGTAAAATGACATCTAAAAAATTAGAAAAAGAATACAAATTAATTTCTCCTGATGGAATTGTGTGTGAAGGTAAAGGTGTTAGAACTTTATGCGGAAAATTTAATTTGAATGAAGGTTCTATAAGTGAAGTTTTAAATGGAAAAAGAAAACACTATAAAGGATGGAAAAAATACAATGATACCATTTGAAATATTTTGCCAATATCTCTCTCTAAAAAATCATTTTACAAAAGATACTTATGACTATCATAAGTATCACGGAAAAGTCAGAGCAAATTTACAATCATTCTATAAGCGCAAGGATCGCTTTTTCTTTGAAAAATTATCACGAAATAAAACAGATCAAGAAGTCATAGATTTCTTTATTGCAAATTTTATTCGTGCAGATGATCCTTCAAGTTTATGGATTGGTAGTATCATTCATGATGGCGATATTCACTACAAAGAATGGCAAAAAAGAATTCAATCTTTAAGTTATCTCTTCAAAGAAGAATCAGAAAGATTGTTTGGTAATAATAAATTTGAAGATGTCTTTGACTGTTCTAAAACTCACCCAATTTTATTGAAAATGTTTTTGAGTGGAAAGATTAGTATAGAGACAATGATTATCTATGATAAAATATTTTTATATGGAAAGAAGTTTGATCAAAAACTGAAGGATCCTGTGTGGGAGACTGTTAGTTTAAAGATGAAGAAGTATTCTCCTTTCATACATATAGATGTATTCAGTTATAAAAAGATTTTAAAAAAATTAATTATAGGAGACCAATGAATTTTTTTAATTCCGAATTCGTCCGTGCAGAAATGACAGAAATCTCTGAACTACAAGATGAAATTTATGGAAGTGTATTTAAATTTTCCTTTATGTCAAAGGAAGATAAAATTTATCATGTTACTCTTATGGAAAAACTTTTAAATAAACAACAAATTCTTTATACTCGTATGAGTTTATCTGATGATCCTGAGGCAAAGGAAATGAAAAAAAAAGTTGTTGAATCTACAAGATTAATGGGTCTTGATCCCGGAGTTGATATTAATATCATCTTTAATAACATGACTAAAATGCTTGAAATGATGCGTAATCAGATTGACAAGACTTAATTTTTCTGGTAAAATAACTGGGTACACAAAAGCCAAATCCAATTAATACGAGGTACACAAATGTCATTTGACAATCTTAAAAAACAATCTAAACTGGGATCTCTTACAGAAAAACTAGTTAAGGAAGTTGAAAAACTTAACACAACTTCCAGTGGTGAAGATGATCGTCTGTGGAAACCAACTATGGATAAAACTAATGTAGGTTCTGCTATTATCCGATTTCTTCCTGCACCTGAGGGAGAAGAACTTCCTTGGGTCAAAATCTATTCTCATGCATTCCAAGGTCCAGGTGGTTGGTAT